CCGTACTCGATGGTTATTGTAATATTTACATGGTGTATAATGAAGAACTATGAAAGGAATTATCATGACCAAAAAAGTACAACCGATGTATTCATGGTGTGGTACCGACATCCATATTCCGCTATCCATTGAGAACGCAGAAGCTTATAATAGAGCTGTTGACGCATTCACCAATTCATGGATGCCTTCCGATATAAGGAAGGTCTTCTATGTTGAGGCGAGTTCTGAAGACATTGAAATCTATAATAAGGTTGCTGATCTTATCAATCTTATGGTGGAGTTGTCTGGAGGTTCCATTGCCATATCAGAGGAAGATATGACAACAAGTCATTTGATAAGAATAAACTAGTAATCTATCGAAAACAGGAAGGTCTACATGGCCTTCTTGTTTTGCACAATAATAAAGATATTTTTCAATCAGAAAGGAACATATATGATGTTGGTATACTATTCGTATATCTAGCAGTTAAGGTTATAGCACCAATCTTGATTTTTGTAATAACACTACTCGTTAATATTATCATTGTTATATGGACTATGATTTCAGAAATGATAGCATTGGTTTTTAGAAAAATTAAACGTTGATTCTTTTATATAAGGAAGACTATGGATACCGGTATTTTTGATACTCAGGACTCTGAAGAAAAATCAAGCGAAAAGTCAGATAAATCATATGGTTTATCAACAATCGTCGCTTCTGGATTTGGTATTGGCTTTATGAGTGTATCAACAGCCCAGCTTATAGATTTGCAGAATAACATATATAAAAAGGGTTTGTAATAATGTTTTGTTACGAATCGCATCATACAGCATATTGATATCATAGAGGAGTATATAATGAAAGACAATATGGCTTCGGATTGTAAGTATTTTAGAGATATTAGCAATCGTACATCAAAGTCGATTGCATTGATAGATTCGAGACAGTGGATTAACATCAACAAAGAGTATTTTAGAAATTTCTTTATTACTTATAGAAATTATTATATCAGTCCGGTTATCAAGTTTGAAGATCACTATACCATAGCAATTTATAGACGAGCTCCACAATTTATGATATCGAACCAATACACTACACTGCAATCGCCACAAACAATAATTCAACAGGCTTTAGATTTTATTGATACTAAAAACAGCTATGAAAGTTCGGAGCCTGTGGACTCTATTCAGGAACGTGATATTAAAGCTGAACCTAACGTCATTTACTGCGGAGATGGCGTATATAAGAGTGAAATCAATATGCGATATTGCAACAAAAACTGTGAATGGAGTGTGGTATCTCTAGCATTTAAGAAATATTATAATGACTATACACATTTCGTTGATGCAAAGAACGCTGCAAAGAAACAGGCCCCTGAATATCTGGCATATTTCAAAAAACTGTATAGTACTAATCGCGTTGCGTTTGATTTGGTTTTTAACGAGCATGATTCTTTTACTATCCATGCTATCGAACGATATCCGGAAAGGGTTCTCGAAAATAAACATCCCTATGATAATGCTGAAGCCCGTAAATCGTTGAAGGCAATGCTTGTAAATCTCATAGATGTGGTTGTCGATACTATGTCTGATGATATTGTAGAGAAAGCTATGCCTATCGCTGATGTATATTTGAAAAAGCTCGATGATAACTGTGAAGACAAATTCGATTATGAAGAAATCAAGGATAATCCTAATTTTTAGGAAAAAGTTACTAGATACGAGGTTTCGTTGTAAGGACCTCAAATAGTAAACATGAATAATCTATCGTAGTTACCCTAAAAGTCGCTCTAAGGGCCCTTTATGTGCTTCTCAGAGGCATGTGAGGGCCCTTTTTGGATGAGCGAGTATACATTTTTACATGTTGTATAATGAAGAAGTTTATGGGACATCGTGACTGTACGATGTGTATAGACTTCTTTTTTTTTAGAAAGGAGAATACTATGGATGACCAGAAAGAAGAAAAATCTGAAATTCCATGGAAAGATATAGCACTCATAACCGGGTCTATATTAATTGGAATGGTTGCATACTGACCAATATTTCATAGTTGTTCTTTATTTTTTACATAGTATATAATGAAGAATAACTATGAAAGGAATTATCATGGAAGAAACTATTCAGGACCTTATCAAGACTATGGACACTTTGAATACAAGGAATAATGAATTGGTGTTGGCTGTAATCAGTAGTGATAAAATCGCTGAATCGTCGAAGCAGACGTATTTTAGAATTCTTGAAGAATTCAAGAAGACTGTAAACGAATGTCAAACGATTTTAGATTTATATCCATTAGTGAGTGAAGACGATATCAATTATATTAAGCAAGGTATGGCAAAGTGTTGTGAGTTCGTGAGATACGTTCAGATTAACTCTTACTTGGAAATAACTAACTAATTGATTTGAAAAAAAATATAGGATTTACAAAGTCCTATATTTTTGTGTTGAAAGGACATACAATTTAGAGCAAAAGTGGCCAGAAAGGTGGGCAAAATATAGTGACTTTTTAATTTTTTGTAGACTAAAATGGTCAAAAAAGGTGCTAAAAGAGTATACTTGCGAGAAGAGTACAGTTGCGAGAAGGGCTCTCGCAAGTATACTCCTCTCGCAAGTATACTCTTTTAGAGCCAAAAAACGGCCTTTTAGGCCCAGTTTGGCCAGAAATTACCCCCTTTTTATAAACTTACAGAATTATTAAGTAAAATAATATATATAGGGTTTTAACACATATAAAAAGTTTTTGAAATTGACCACAAAAGTGGGCGTAATATAGTGACTTTTTGAAAAGGACTATATTTTCGCTTAATACCTATAGCAAAAAGTAGTATAAATCATACTAGAAAAGGAGCATATTATGTATGATTCAAGTGTATTAGATGATATTGCAGAAGTACGTATGGAAGATGAAGTCTTCCTCGACCTCGATGTAAACGATATCTTACCTGGATATCTGGTAAGTAACAAGTACCGTGTCTTCAACAAAGGCATATACAATAGTCGAGCCAAAGGTCTATGCCCAGTCATATCCTCAGGACCTCATAAAGGCATGGTACGAGCTCGTTCGGCAAAAGGCTATAGTATTGCCATTAATCCAAAGAACTACTGGTTCAAAATTAGTGGACAAAGTGGAGATCAATATTTGGATACTCACAAACGAGCTTCTGATGAGAAGTTCAAAAAGATGGTATATCGAAATATTATGTATCCTCGATATTACATTAGCAATTATGGTCATGTATGGGACGATGAGCAACATCGATTTTTATATAATGTTACCAGAAAACCAGATATTCCATATGTTGATGTAAAGATTGATAATACTCGTAAAGCTATTCAAGTTGCTGCTTTGGTTCTTGGAGCATTCTATTTTTATGATCCAAGTAGAACTATAGGATACCGAGATGATAATCATCAGAATCTTAAATTCTCAAATCTTTATCAACCCGAACCAGGAACCGTATATTTGAAAGAAGCAAACGATAATGCAGATACAGTCATTGTCTGTTTAGAAACACAAGATATATTCTATTCACCTATGGAACTGGCCAAGCATTTTAATGTTAGTACAAGTCGTGTATATGCAGTACTAGCTGATAACAAACATGAGACATTGGACGGACTTCATATTTATCGTATGAAGAAATCTGATGCTTTTCCCGAAAAAACAGCATAATAGCCTTTTTCAAAAAGTCACTATATTCGCTAAAAATTACATGGGGTATAATAGAGAGAAAGGGAGATGCGCCGTTTTAAACAACACACATCTCCCTCTTTATTTGTCATTTTTTCGAAAGGAACCTAAAAGTGGCTCGACTTGAAAACGACTATCAAATGAATTTGATAGAACGAATTGAGGATTTAATACCAAATTGTCTTGTCGAAAAGAATGATCCTAATTATATTCAGGGCATTCCAGACTTGAGTATTTATGTCGGTCCATATTTTGCAATGCTCGAAGCGAAGCGTAGCTCATCTGATCCCCATCAACCAAATCAGGATTGGTATATTCAACATTTTAAAGATACTGGAGCTTTTGCATCTTTCATATACCCAGAGAATGAAGCTCAAGTCTTGATGGATCTTCGTAATTACTTTGATCATAAGGGTGTGTTGTGATGGTTTTTGAATTTAACTATCATGGGCAACTTTCTGGTAAACATTCTATATTATCGCCTAGTAAGTATACATGGGCTGGTAAGGACGATGCTGTCTTTTATGATTGGTACAACTCAGAAGCAGCTAAGGAATATGGAACCAAACAACATGAGCTAGCATCCATGCTTATTAAGATGGGTCAGAAGTTACCAAATACAAAACAGACATTGAATATGTTTGTCAATGATTCACTTCGTTATGATTGTGCATCGGAGGTAACCTTATTCTATTCCGAATATTGTTTTGGTGCAGCAGATGCTATTCGTTATATTCCTGAACGACATGATTTACTTGTTATGGACTTAAAGACCGGTTTGAAGATTAATGGTCATATGGAGCAACTGTATATCTACTCTGCATTGTTCTGTCTTGAATACCATATTAAGCCGGGAGCTCTTAAATTCACAACTCGGATCTATCAGTTCAATCAGATTCGCGAAGAACATCCTACGGTTGACCAGATTGCACATCTTATGGACTCTATTATTTCTAAAGATAAACTTATTCGAGAAATCCGAGCAACCCAAGGTTTGGATTTATAACTACATAAGGATACTTGATGACTTCTGACGAATTATATATGATAGACGAGTCAGATGACTATATCGCACATTCCGGGCGCCCGCATGAAGGACTTATTCCACATTCTGGAAGATTTCCTTGGATGTCTGGTGAAGATGCTGCGCAACATTATACTGGCGTTTATAAACAGATTCAGGATTTGAAAAAATCGGGTCTTAGTGAGAAACAAATAGCTGAACATTTTGATGTTCCTATCGCATATTTGCGGGACAACACCACTATTGGCAAAGATTATATGATGCAATATAATCGCGATCAAGTTCTTAAGCTGAAAGCTAAAGGATATTCGGTTGACAATATTGCTGAACAACTTAATGTCTCTGGTGGTACAGTTCGCAACATGCTGCTCCCTTATGATAAGGATAGGCAAGCCAAGCTCACTAAGACTGTTGATGCAGTCAAAGCTGATGTCGATTCCAAAACATATTTGGACATCGGTAAAGGTACTGAAGTTGGATATGGGATATCTTCGACCAAGTTAAGTTCAGCCATTACCATGCTCAAGGACCAAGGTTATACGGTTCATTATGTTAAGGTTCCCGAACTTGGTAATCCTGGAAAGTTTATCACTCGAAAGGTCCTTGCTCCACCAGATACTACATATAAGGATGTTATATCTCATCAAGATGAAATATCATTGCCCGGTCATACTAATAAAAGAGATGGTACTGGTGATTATTGGGCTGCTGAACCTCCTACTTCTTTATCTTCAAAGCGTATATCAGTTCGATATGCAGAAGAAGGTGGCGTAGCTAAAGATGGTGTAATGGAGATTAGACCAGGTGTTGCCGATGTATCACTTGGTAAATCCCATTATGCTCAGGTTCGCATCGGTGTTGATGGTACCCACTATCTTAAGGGTATGGCCATGTATGGTGACCCTGCTGACTTCCCACCTGGTGTCGATGTTATATTCAATACCAATAAGCATAAGGGTACTCCTATGCTTGGTGGAAAAGATAGTTCTGTTCTCAAGCCTATGAAGAAGACTGATGCTGGCGATATTGATATGTCTAATCCATTCGGTGCGACTATCATGGCTGGCGGTCAATATCATTACAAAGATAAGAATGGTAAAGACCATCTTGCTGTAGTGAATAAGGTGAATGATGAAGGTACTTGGGGTGATTGGCATCGAGCTATATCATCACAGGTATTGTCTAAACAGTCTAGTGTCTTAGCTAAACGTCAGTTGGGATTAGCTTATGATATTAAGCGTGCACAATTTGATGAGATAAATTCACTAACAAATCCTGTTATCAAAAAGAAATTGTTAGAGAACTTCTCAAATTCTTGTGATTCGGATGCCGTGCATTTGAAAGCTGCTGCTCTACCAAGACAAAGTCAGCGTGTTATTCTTCCATTCCCCACTATGAAGGAGAATGAAATATATGCACCCGGTTATCAGAATGGTGAAGTAGTTAATCTTATTCGCTACCCACATGGTGGTATCTTTGAGATTCCTACACTTACTGTTAATAACACGTTTAAGCCTGCTATAGCAGCTGTTGGTAAGAATCCTAAAGATATGGTGGGGATTAATCATAAGGTGGCTGAGCGGCTTTCTGGTGCTGATTTCGATGGTGACTCTGTAGTTGTAGTTCCAAACAAAGGTGGCAACCGTGGCCTTCGTACTGCTCCTGCTCTACCTGGACTGAAGAACTTTGACCCATCAGATGCATATCCGAATCCTATTATCGGTCACACAACCGATAAGACTGGAAAGAAAGTTTCTGTTTATAAAGCTAAACCAATGGGTGATAAGTTTAAACAGAAAGAAATGGGTATCGCGTCTAATCTTATTACTGATATGACAATCAAGGGTGCCAGTCCCGAGGAACTAACTCGAGCTACTAAGTATTCTATGGTTGTTATTGATGCGGTCAAGCATAATCTTGATTATCGTAGAGCTAAGACTGAACTTAATATCAAGAGTCTTCAGAATGAGTATCAGGATAATGGACTTGGTGCCAATGGTAAAACAAAGCATGGTTCATCTACTCTTATCTCTAAAGCAAAATCTCAGGTCCTCATTCCTGAACGTCGATTGCAGAAAGTTAATGAGACAGATGGTAAGATAGATTCTCGTACTGGTAAGAAGATCTACTATAAGACAGTTGGTCCTATAGATCCCAAGACTGGACGTTACATCTATCGTAATACTGGTTCTACCTATGATGAGCTTCGTAAGACAGATCGTATTAACCCTAAGACTGGTAGAGTTATTATGGAGAAGACTGGACGTACTATAACACGTATGACTAAGTCCTCTAAGATGGCTGAAGCAACAGATGCTCGTACCCTCATCTCTAAAGGAAACTATCCTATAGAGAACATCTATGCCGAGCATGCTAATAAGTTAAAGGCTCTAGGTAACGAGGCCCGTCTCGCTATGATAGACCCCACCCTTAAGTTAACATACTCCCCCCAGTCTGCTAAGAAGTATGCCCCCCAGGTGGAAAGCCTACGGGCTAAGATTAAGGTGGCCTATTCCAAGAAGCCCCTTGAACGGCAGGCACAGTCACTCGGGTATGCCGTATATAAAACAAAGTTAGAGGCTAACAAGAACATGGATAGTGAGCATAAGAGCAAACTTCGTGGTCAATGCCTAGCCCAGGCTCGTGTAGATGTAGGGGCATCTAAGAGAGATATAGGGTCTAAAGATAATCCTATTACCCCTCTTGAATGGGAAGCAATACAGGCGGGTGCTATTACAAACAACATGATGAAAGAGATAGTAGCCAATGCTAATGTAGATAAGCTTACTGAACTATCCATGCCCCATCAGTCTCAAGGACTGAGTGATGCTAAGATAGCCAGAGCTAAGTCTATGTTGGCTAATGGTTATACTCAGGCGGACATCGCTGACATGTTGGAGGTTAGTGCATCAACTATAGCCCGTATCAATGATTAGATAGTACTACTATACTATCCAGTTAATAATACCCAACACTATAATCGAGATACTTATTAGCCACCATTCTATTGTCGTATCATGGTTATAGTATGATACTCCTACTTAGTATGCATGGAACAGTATACCAACTATTCCTATTTAGTATCTATGTACTATGATAGTTCCTATATGGTTCCATGCATACTATCTTATACTACTATTCATTACTAACTACATAACATATAGCTTTATTTTACTATTGATTTACTACAGCTTTATTGTTACTATTAATATTGCTATATGATTGTTGGTTGTTAGTATGCAAACTATTAGTATCAATCACTATGTTTGATACAGTAAGTGATTAACATCATGACAAGTTATGCTCTTACTACAGTTGACAATCCTTATAATCCTATAACACAGTTCGATGAATGGAACACATTTGATACAGTGATTAAAGGTTACAATACTTGTAGTTACTTAGATAGAATCTCAAACACAAGTGATGAACTTAGTGAAATTGAGAATGATAAAGAGATTCAACGAGCAATCGATGAGATAATTGATATGAATGTGCTTGGTCTCTATACCAAAGTTGAAATTAAATAATTAAATATATACCCATTATGACTCTATGTGATGGTCTCAGACTCCCTCATTCCGAATTTCATTCTCATATTTGATATGGGGGGGAGGGGTCCGAAAAAATCACATGGGGTCATGCATCGCGGCGCTCCTATTTTTTCCTCCGGAGGGCATTTTTGAGTTTATATTTTAGATTGAAAGGAATCTATTATGGCTTATCCAACCGATTGGAAGACTATTGTTCCGCTTATTCTGAGTTCTGATTACAAAGAGCGGTTCAAAGGTGAGGTCTATGAGCTAAGTCGGCGCTCGCAGGCTCTTGAAGAGACGCTTAAGAAAAGCAAAGAAGGGAAATTAGATTTCGAGTTGAAGTCTGGAACTGCTGCTCTTGAGAAACAACTTAAGTCTATGAAAGAATATTTGGAAGTTCTTGAACTTCGTGCAAAGTTAGAAGATATTTCTTTGTAAAACCATAAACCATCCAGTGCATACACGAGTGTGCAACATTATCACTCCCCATTAGCAAATACTCTTTCCGTTCCTTTCAGGTATTTGCTTCTTTGATATTGTTGTACACTCTTGTATGCACTGGATGGTTTAGATTTGTCAAGGAGTAATCTTGCCCAAGAAAGCAAAATTCGATACACCGATAGATACTCGATTTCCACCTGTAAAAAGCAGTGAAGCTCGAGAAGAGCAATTGACTGCGCTCGCAATGGATGTAGCAGAAAAGCAAATGCGTGAAGGAACTGCTTCGCCATTAGTTATCTCTCATTTTCTTAAACTTGGAACTGAACGAGCAAAACTTGAATCAGAACGAATTAAGAAAGAATCTGAACTTGCATCGGCAAAAGTTTCTGCCATGGGTCAAGAAGAGAATATTGGAAAACTTGTAGCTGATGTAAAACAAGCATTAATGGATTATTCACCAACTCAATCTGCTGTGGAGGGCGATGTTGAATGCTATAACCCAAACGAAGACCTATACTGAGCTTTCTAAGTTATCTACCTTTTTAGAACGTTTTCAATATTTGCAACTCAATGGTCGAGTAGCTTCAGAAACCTTCGGTGGAAGTCGATATCTGAATCAATCTTTTTACACCTCTCCTGAATGGCGACAAGTTCGTCAACAGGTTATTCTTCGAGATGATGGCTGTGATTTAGGGATTGAGGGACACGAGCTTTATCATAAGATTTTTATTCATCATATGAATCCAATTACACAAGAGCAAATTCTTAATAGAGATCCCTCAATTCTTAATCCTGAATTCTTAATTTGTGTAAGTCATATTACACATGAAGCAATTCACTATGGTAATGAGAAACTCATACAACAACCAACCTTAGAACGTCATCCTGGAGACACTAGTATCTGGGCATAAGGATTATTATGGACAACAGCATTTTAACAGATATTAAAAAATTGCTGGGTCTTCCAGCAGAGTATGATGTATTTGATCAAGACATCATTCTTCATATCAATAGTGTCTTCTTTAAACTTCGACAGCTTGGTGTTGGACCAGAGAAAGCATTCTCTATTACAGATGATAAAACTCAATGGTCTGATTTCTCAACAGAGATGGTTGACTATGAAGCTATTAAAACATACATTTATATGAATGTTCGACTTATATTTGACCCACCACAGAATTCTTTTGTAGTCAATGCTCTTCAAGACCAAATTAAAGAGTATGAGTGGCGCTTACTAACTGAGGGTTCACTTCGAAACACCACTACTTCAGATGATTCGGAGGCTGAACATGTCTAGTTTGATGACTGAGAGCGAATACTTGGAACACTTCGGCGTTCGGGGTATGAAATGGGGCGTACGTAAGAAACGCTATGATACTATTCGAAATCGTAAATTAGCTGATTTTTCAGTGACAACTAAGCATGGCGAAAAACTCAGAGTAACTGAAGAACGTAGTGGACGACTAGCATCTTTCGTTAATTCATTTTCAGATAAGAAGATGAAAAAGTTTCTTGGTTGTCATAATATGTCTATATCGCATAATGGTAAAAAAGTTGGCGATACATCTGTTGCAGATGTGGGAAATGGCGAACTCAATCTTGTATGGTTGGGTATTAATCCCAGTCAACGAGGAAAAGGTTATGCAGGAGCTGTATTTAAATCAGCAATAACTTATGGTAAAATTAATGGGTTCAAAAAACTTACACTAGAAGTTCCTGGAAACTCACCAGATACACGTCATATTTATGAGAAGAACGGATTTAAAGTTACACATGAGGCTACTAAAGCTGAGTCCGAAGACGATGTATGGGGTGGTCTCACTAATATGGAGTATGACATAGATCATATCGAGCATTCTGATTTAACGTCAGACCCATCTGATGATTTAGAAGAAGCTTTAGAACAGACTTTTCCCGAATTACCAACTGATGTAGCTAATTAAGTATGGAAAGATGATATAATGCATTCCAATATTATGACCGAATCTGAATATCTTGAACATTTCGGTGTTCCTGGTATGAAGTGGGGAGTACGTAAGAAGCGTTCTTCTAACTCTGAATCTGACTTTGTGCGAAATGTTCGAAAGAAGAAAGCATCAGAACTTTCAAATGAAGAACTCCAACGAGCTACAACTCGTATGAATCTTGAAAATAATTACGCTTCCCAATCTAATAATTACAAAACAAATCATAGAAGTGCTGTTTCAAATGTAGCATATCAGATTCCTACAATGCTTCTAGCCGCAACAGTTACAGCAGCTGTTAATATTTATGCACAACGAGGAGCCAAGTATATGTCTTCTAATATCGATAAAGGTGTAGCAACTGGATTCTCTACTGCTGCACGAGGTATAACTCGTGGTATAGCAGCAGTGCATAGGAGTCATAAGCATCTATAGGAGGGATAGCTCATAATGCTGAGTAATAGTGCCGTTCCTATTTATTATGGGCAATTTCGAGATGCTGTGCTATCTGGTGAAATTCCAGTTTGTAAAAATATCGAACTCGAAATGAATCGTATCGATAAACTTATCGCTGATCCTCGCTTTTATTACGATGACAAAGCCATTAATGGTTGGATCAAATTCTGCGAAAGTGAATTAGTACTTACTGATGGTTCGCCTTTGACTTTGCTTTTTACTTTTAAGTTGTGGGCCGAACAGGTTATTGGTTGGTATTATTTTATCAAACGTGAAGTACCAGTTCCTGATGAGTCTTCTCGTGGATATCATATCGAGATTAAACTTATCAAGAAACGACTTACTCGTAAGCAATATCTTATCATTCCTCGAGGTGCAGCTAAGTCCATGTATGATTATGCATGGCAGGGCTATGAACTAATCATCAATCGCGAAACAACACACCAAATAACTACCGCGCCAACGATGAATCAAGCAGATGAAGTAATGGCACCATTTAGAACCGCATTGTCTCGCGTTCCCGGTCCTTTGTTTAAACTCATGACTATGGGCTCGTTAAATAATACAACTGGCAATCGAGACAATCGACCGATGCTTGCTTCAACCAAAAAGGGTGTTCAGAATTTTGCAACAAACTCTTTGCTTGAAGTGCGACCTATGCGAATCGATAAACTTCAGGGTTTAAGACTTAAAGTGGCGACAGTTGACGAATGGCTATCTGGTGATATTAAGGAAGATGTTATTTCTGCACTTGAGCAGGGTGCTTCTAAAAAACAAGGTGCCGATGAGAATGATGATTATCTCATAATCGCAACTTCTTCTGAAGGCACTGTTCGTAATGGTGTCGGTGATACCATAAAACTTGAACTTGCCAATATATTAAAGGGTGAGTATGAAGATCCCGGAGTTTCAATCTGGTATTATCAGTTAGATGATAAAGAAGAGATTAAACATCCTGAACTTTGGATCAAGGCTAATCCTAATCTTGGCAAGACTGTAAGTTATGATACTTATGCCATCGACGTCAAGCGAGCTAATAATAATCCATCTGCTCGCAATGATATTCTAGCAAAACGTTTTAATTTACCAATGGAAGGGTATACATATTTCTTCACTTATGAAGAAACACTTCCTCATAGAGAACAGAACTTTGACGGTATGCCATGTGCTATGGGTGTCGATCTATCTCGTGGCGATGACTTTTGCGCGTTTACTTTTTTGTTTCCTTTGGGCGAAAACACCTTTGGCGTGAAGACTAGAGTTTACATTACAAGTCTTACTCTTAATCAGTTACCTTTAGGAATGAGACTTAAGTATAATGGATTTATCAAAGATGGCTCTATGATTATCATGGATTCTGATATTCTTGATATGGAAACAGTATACGAAGATCTTGATAACTTTATTATTAATGAAGCTAAGTATGATGTTCGTTGTGTTGGATATGATCCTTATAATGCTCCTGAGTTCCTAAAACGTTGGATTGCTGATAATGGTGATTTCGATATTGAGAAAGTTATTCAAGGTTCTAAAACGGAATCCGTTCCGTTAGGAGAACTTAAACATCTTGCCGAAGAACGTAAACTTGTCTTCGACCAAGATATTATGACTTTTACGATGGGTAATTCTGTAGCATTACAAGATTTAAATGGTAATTTAAAACTATCTAAAGAGCGATATTCTCAGAAGATAGATTCCGTTTCTGCGATGATGGATGCTTTTATTGCATTCAAACTGCATCGTGAAAATTTTTAAAGGATATTTTGTATGTACGAACTTGAAGGTACTGACTTCGTTGCTATGACCGAATCTGAATATCTTGAACATTTCGGTGTTCCTGGTATGAAGTGGGGTGTACGAAAGTCAAAAGCAGAACGAGCCGAGCACTCTGCAAACAAGAAAGCTTATAAAAAAGCCAAGCGAGCTAAAAAAGCTAGTGATGTACTTTTAACAGTAGGAAAAACAACTTTTGGTAAATCACGTCAAGCTAATGCTAACCTGTATAATGCTAGACGCAAACTTCATGGTAAAGCACAGGTATCTCAAAAAGAAGCAGCACGTTTAGAAAATAATAGAGACCTAGCTAAATCGGCTTTACGTATAATTGGTGGGCTTGCTGCATTAAAGGTAAATTCTTATTTAATGGGACACCCACAAGCAGTTAAAAATGGTATGCAATTTACTTCTCGAATGAGTGGTAAAGTTGTACACGGTGTTATGAATACCACTCCCGGTAAAGCCTATTCTCGTTACAAGAAATATGGTCATACTATTAATACTACTCTTATCGGAATAGGAAGGTAACTTATGTACGAACTAGAAGGTACTGACTTCGTTGCTATGACTGAATCTGAATATCTTGAACATTTCGGTGTTCCTGGTATGAAGTGGGGTCGTAGAAAAGACGTTCGTGATGCAAAGAAAGATGCCAAAGAGACCCAAAAAGCTAAGTTTATGTATGGCGATACTGCTGGAACACGTCGTAAACTAATTACAAATCAGGTAGCTGCTCGTTCTAAAAGATCACCAACGTATAAAAAAGCTTATGACCAAGCTATGGCAAAACAAGATAATTCTAATGCTATTGCTATAGGAGACCGAGAGCACAAGAAACAAGTGCATAAGGAAACACGTCATCGCATCAATAGACGGCTAAAAACCGCAGCAATTCAAGGTGGTACTGCCGCTGCTATTATAGGTGCTTCTTATGCAATTCATAATCCACAAGGAGCAGCACGTACTGCTAAGCGAGCTGCTAAATTAACCTCTTTTTATGGACAACAGGCTTATCGTACTGTCAAAAACTTTCAAAATCGGCAACGAGCTACTAGTTGGTTGAAGAAACAGGGTATCGTATGACAGAACCTTTAACCGATAGACTTAAGAATGCTTGGAACGCATTCAAAAATAAGTCGCCGACTGACACTAATTCTTCTTTTTACGATTATGGGGCTTCTGGTTATGCCCCATATCAAGAAGGACGAGCTAGTACTCGTGAGCGGTCTATTATTGCAGCAATCTATAATCGTATAGCATTGGATTGTGCTATACAGGATTTCAGACATGTACAACTAGATGAGTATGACAATTATTCTGGTGACATTCCATCATCGTTAAATCGTTGTCTTACATTACGTCCTAATGTAGATCAGACATCTCAAGCTTTTATTCAAGATTTAGTTCTTTCCTTGTTTGATGAAGGAAATGTTGCTATTGCGCCTATTGATACTACCAGTGAAGTGAATACTCACGGCGGCGAATCGTCGTTTGATATTCAATCTATGCGTATTGGTAGAATCGTTGAATGGCTACCACAGCATGTTAGACTTAACTTGTATAATGATCGAAGTGGTAATTTCGAAGATTTGGTATTCGCTAAGAATAAGGTTGCTATACTTGAGAATCCTTTTTATTCAGTAATGAATGAGAATAATTCAACGGTAACACGACTTCTTCGTAAGTTGACATTAATGGACCAGTATGATGAATCAATCGGTGCTAATAAACTTGACATTATTATGCAGTTCCCATTCAATGTTCGCTCTGATGCTTTGGAACGAGAAGCTGGAAAGAAGATAAAACTTCTTACAGACCAACTTAATTCCAATAAGTATGGTGTTGCTTATGCTTCAAGCTCTGATAAAATTACTCAGTTAAATCGACCGCTTGGGAATGCTATCGCACCCCAAGTTGCCACATTGATGACTAATTTGTATACAGAACTTGGCATCACTCCTGAAATTATGAATGGTTCAGCAAGCACTGATGTCATCCAAAATTATCAGCATCGAACAATCGAACCAATTCTGTCTGTTATAACTCAGGGTCTTGAATTTGCATTCTTGACCACCCGAGCTTATAATAGTGGCCAACGAATCAAGTACTTCCAAGATCCATTCGCCTTAGTATCTATCAAGGACCTTGGTGATGTCTTTGATAAGATGATTCGTAATCAAATTCTTACTGGTAATGAAGCTCGTGCTGTCCTTCTTAAGAAGGCTGTACAGTCCGATGCTGCAAACTCTCTCATCAATCCTAATATGCCTCTAGATAAGTCTACTCATGGCATTGATGAGACACAAGATTCTTCTACTCCAATTAAAGAGGAAGGACCGGATACACCAGCATAGAATTCCTAGTAATAATGTCAAAATGGTAAAAAAAATTTAAGGAGACATATGTCAGGAAGTATAAAACCAGACTTCATTGGCTATGCTACCAAGAATGATGTTGAGTGTGCAGATGGTCGAATTATTCGACAAGATGCCTTTAAGGATAATGATGGTCAGAAAGTTCCACTTGTGTGGATGCATGACCATAATAATCCAGATAATGTTCTTGGTAATGTAGTACTACATAATAAACCGGATGGCGTTGAATGCGAGGGATATCTTAATGATACTCCTCGAGCAAAGAATGTTCGAAAACAACTTGCCCATGGAGATTATTCTTCACTTTCCATCTTTGCTAATAAACTAGTGAGTCATGGAAATGAAGTTCTTCATGGAGTAATTCGTGAAGTCAGTTTGTGTTTGGCTGGTGCGAATCCTAAAGCTTCTATCATGAATGTTGCTATCGCTCATAGCGATGGTTTTGATGAAGAGCTTGATGATACTGCCATTATTTATTCCGGTGATGAAAATTCATATTTGGAGCATTCTTATGACAGCGCGATCTCGTCGCAAAAAGATACAAAAGAAAACCCGTCAAAAAAAGCAGTGAAGGATACTAAAATGGGTAATAACCAGGCAACCGAAGATGATGGCAAGGAAGAGACCATTCAGGATGTTCTCGATACCATGTCTGATAAGCAGCGTGAAGTTGTAAATGCCCTAGTGGGCATGGCTCTCGATGAAGAGCCAGATGATACTAATGATACTAATGATACTAATGATACTTATGGGGATGGTGAGGATAAGATCAAGCATTCTGCTTTCTCTGATGATGATGAACCAACCATTCTTGTGGCCAAGAATGCTTTTAGCGAAGGAAATTCATTGAAACACAATGCTTTTGAGAGTAACGGCGAGACGTCTCGAGTCGACATGCAGGAACGTAATAGTTTGATGCACAACGCATTCGTTGCTGCTCGGCGTGGTTCTTTCCAGGGCCACTTCATGGAGGCGCTTGCTGATGAAGTGGCTAACAACTCGGATTCGACGTTGGCACATGCTTTTGATACTGCCGATTCTTCCATTGCTGGTGATGGGTATGGCGCAAAGACTGCGAAGACTGGTGCCATTTCAGGAGATCCTACTGGTGTTAACAAGTATGGGTTTGGTACCTATAGCAGCCTGAAGCTTCTGTTCCCCGAGGCTAAGCTTGTTGGTGGTATGCAGGTTGTTGATTCGGATGAATCTTGGGTACAGGCTGTTCTTGCCGGTGTTTCCAAGAGTCCGTTTGCTCGAATCAAGACTGTGTCCTATGATCTCGGCGATGATCTCACTGAGAAGGATGTCGATAAGGTTCGTGCTCGTGGTTACCTGACTGGTAATATGAAGTTTGAGCAGTGGTATGATCTTAAGGGTCGCGAGACTACTCCTACGACTATTTATGCGAAGCAGAAACTCGATCAGGATGACTTGGTCGACTTGGCCGATAATTTTGACATTGTTCCTACTCTGTGGAATAACATGCGTCTTAAGCTGAATCAGGAAATTGGTTTGGCAATCACGTTGGGTGATGGTCGAGAAGCTACTTCTCCCGATAAGGTCAATCCGACTCATATTCGTCCTTTGGTTTCGGAGAATGAGGCGTATCGTATTGCACTTTCGGTCGATGCTCTGCCGAAGGCTTCTGATGACGATGACACCAAGACCGCTTGGTTGAACAAGTTTATTGACGACGTCACGGTTCGCATGTCCGATATGCGTGGAACTGGTTCGCCTTCGATGTTTGTCGGTCGTAAGACTATTCTCCGTATTCTTACCGCTCGTGATAAGATTGGTCATCGTCTGTATCCTAACATGGCGGCTCTTGCTGATGCTATTGGTGTTAAGGAAATTATTCCTATGGATCAGCTTGATGGCTATGTCCGTAAGAACTTCGATGGCAACACTAATGATGCGAAGAAGGACCAGCCGCTGTTTGGCTTCGTTACGAATCTTGCAGATTACAATGTTGGTACCGATAAGGGTGGCAACATTACCAGTTTCAATCAATTCGACATTGACTTCAATCAGCATAAGTATCTGATGGAAGGCCGCATGTCTGGTGCCGAGACGAAGCTCAAGGGTGTTATGACGCTTGAACTCCCAAAAGCGTAACGTCGGTGTCAATAACCGCCTCTGATGGCGGCGTTGCTCCGGCGACTCTTGAAGTTGGAAAGACTCTACAGCTCAAGACTCAAGTTCAATAGAGCTCCATTCTTTGGTTTCTGACATTATTATAGAAACCATCAAAATAGGAGAAATGTTTAGTATGACAAAGTTCTACGGCAACGTCGGATACCTTACTGGGTACGACGAACCAGAAATTGGAATACACGAACCTGTTTATACCGAACATGCTTCCTATGGTGATATCATACGTAAGTCTCGAAATCTGGTGAATTCTACAGAAACCCCTAATGTGGATATTAAGTTGAATCACCAGATTTCGATTCTTATGGATGCTTATGTTCAAGATCATTATACTGAAATTCGGTATGTTCGATGGTCTAACGTTGCTTGGACTGTGACATCTCTTGAGGTCAAGGAGCATCGTTTGATATTAGAAGTAGGAAGTAGGTGGAATGGCTACTCGGGAGAAACTTCATCAGAAGTTGGTCACTATACTGGGGACTGACAAGGTCTACTACCAACCATCTGCTGGTTCTACTATTCAATACCCTTGTGTTGTATATCATCTTGACGATATTCAGAAACTTAATGCTGATAACGTCACCTATAGGCTTAAGCATAGATATTCAGTTACTTATATGACGACTAGGTCACCAAATCAACAGATTATCGATGAACTGACATCTATGCCTCTTACTAAATTCAATACAAGATTTATTAATGAAAACGTATATCATACAGTTTTCACAGTTTACTTTTAAGGAGTAAATAATGGCTAAGCTTATTTTTGATGCTACTGGTACTCGTGAATACGAGCTTGGTGCATCTAAGGCTGTTCTGTTTCCCATCAGCAATACCGGAAAGTATGACACCGGTATTGCTTGGAATGGTATTACCGGTGTTACTGATTCGCCTGATGGCGCTGAAGCAAAAGACCTGTATGCTGACAATATTAAGTATGCTTCTTTCCGTACTGCCGAAACCTTTGGTGGTACTATTGAAGCCTATATGTATCCTCCGGAGTTTGCAGCTTGTGATGGTACCGTGGAAGTAATTCCGGGTGTCAGTTTCGGACAGCAATCTCGTCGTACCTTTGGTCTTGCCTATCGTACAGAAAAGGGCAATGATGTGGATGATGCTTTTGGATATAAACTTCATCTGATTTACGGGGCTACTGCTTCGCCATCAGAAAAGAAGTATGAATCCGAAAACGATTCTCCCGATGCCATCACCTTCTCATGGGAATACAAGACCACACCTGTTTCAGTTGATGGTATCACTGTTCCGGGCTTGACGAAGCCTTTGAAGAGTCTGTCTACTATTACTTTCGATTCGACACTATGTAATCTGACTAATCTGGAAAATGCTATTTATGGATCTGCTGAGAAGTCTGCATATTTGCCTCTCCCGAATGAGGTTCTTACGCTAGTAAAAAAAGTGTGAAGTCGGTTTCAATAACCACCTCTAACGGTGGTACTGTTCCGACACAACTCACAGTAGGTAAAACACTTCAATTGGAAGGTAGGGTAAATTACTAATGGCTACTACATGGAATTCGAGCGATACCAGTAAGGCTACAGTTAGTAGTACTGGTCTTGTAACGGGTGTTGCAGCTGGAACTACTAACATCACCGCAACGGTTGATGGTGTTACTTCTCCTGCACTAACTCTTACTATTACTGAAAAACCGTAGTAATAGTTTACATGAGCAAGGGAGCCTCCAACTTGATTGGGGGCTTTCTCGTTTATATAAACAGATTGGATCATTATGTTTATTATGCACATTAATCGAGAAGGGTATGATGATGCTACGAGTAGATTCACCGATATCCCAATCTGTGATTTGAAGCTTGAACACTCGTTGCTTTCTTTGTCAAAATGGGAGTCTATTTGGGAAGTTCCGTTTTTTTCAACAGATCTTAATTCTGAACAGACACTATCTTACATCGAGCAGTGCATTCTTAACGACTACGACCCAGATAATCTTAAGTATATGTCTCAAAAGAATCTTGAAGATTTTTCTAAGTATATTGAACGGCCGATGACTGCCAAGAAGTTCTATGATTTACGAGCAGCTATTGGTAAAAAGAATTCTAATATTAAATCGAAGTCTTCTATTACCACTTCCGAAGACTTGTACTATGATATGATTACTTTCCATATTTGGAAAGAGTGTGAAACTTGGCCACTACCTAGGTTATTGGCTCTTATTCAAGTTTTTGCCAATCGTAATAATAATCAAACTATGTCTAAGAAAGATCTAGCAACCTTCTATCGTGAAGAGAATGAACGACGATTGGCAAAATATAATTCTAAGGGGTAGACGTGGGAATCACAGTACGGGTTTCTGGAAATTTTAACAAGACCGAAAAGTTTCTCATGGCTATCCGACAGCGTAAGTATACCGCTATTCTTAATAAATATGGGAGCAAAGGGGTATCTTTACTTCAAGCTGCTACACCAACCAGAACTGGTCGGACCGCTAATTCTTGGAACTATGAAGTAAAAAAATCTATTGGCTCATGCATTATTCATTGGACTAATTCTAATGTAAATGAAGGTCGTCATATAGCACTTCTCATTCAATATGGCCACGGCACAGGAACTGGTGGTTATGTTCCGGGATATGATTACATTAATCCTTCAATTAAACCACTTTTTGATACTTTAGCATCAGACCTTGAGAAAGAATTGAGAGCATTATGAGCAATCTTGATGACCGAATCATAAGTCTTGGACTTAATGATTCCGACCTTCAGAATGGTGCGAATCGTGTAGTTTCTACTTTAAGAAAACTATCTTCAACTCTTCAAATGAAAGACGCTAAATCTGGGCTTGATGATGTTAGCAAATCAGCTAAAAATGTAGATCTTGCATCGATCCAGAATTCAGTGAATCAAGTTAGTGAGAAATTTAATACTCTGCGATTGGTTGCTATCGGAGCCCTTTCAAACATTGCCGGTAAAGCTGTAAGTACTGGAGCATCAGTACTAAAATCGCTGACTATTGCACCTATTATGGATGGCTTCCATGAGTATGAAACTCAGATGAATGCTGTTCAAACGATCTTGGCAAATACTGCAAGTAAGGGCTCAACAATAAAGGATGTCAATGCATCTCTAGCCGATTTGAATACCTATGCCGATAAAACTATTTACAACTTTACGGAAATGACTCAAAACATTGGTACTTTTACAGCTGCTGGTGTCGATCTTAAAACTTCTAGCGAGTCTATCAAAGGTATTGCTAATCTTGCTGCTGTTTCAGGTTCAAATTCGCAACAAGCTTCTACAGCTATGTATCAGTTGTCACAGGCGATTGCTTCTGGCACTGTAAAGTTGATGGATTGGAATTCTGTTGTCAATGCCGGTATGGGTGGCGAAGTATTTCAGAATGCATTGATTCGAACTTCTGAACATCTTAAGACCGGTGCAAAAGCTGCTATTGCAGCCAAAGGCTCGTTCCGTGAATCATTGTCTGAAGGATGGCTTACCACTAAGGTATTGACGGACACGTTGAATCAGTTCCAGCTTTCTGTTGACTCTGCACAGGACTACAACAATACCATTAAATCTTTGGTAAGTCAGGGTTATACCCAGCAAGAAGCTAAAGCTATTGCCGATATGGCAAAGACTGCTGGTGACGCAGCAACTAAAGTCAAGACGTTCTCTCAGTTAATGGACACGTTGAAAGAAGCTGTAGGTTCGGGTTGGACCAATACCTTCCAGAATATATTTGGCGATTTCGAAGAAGCTCGTGAATCCTGGACTTCTTTGAGCCTTATTCTTGGTAAGTTAGTGAGTGATTCAGCTAATGCTCGTAATGATATCATTAAGGGTTGGGGTGATTTAGGAGGCCGTAAAGAGCTCTTCGGATCACTTACTGACTCTATTTCAATGGTGTTGTCATATTTGACGCCACTCAAAGAAGGCTTCCATGATATATTCCCAGCCATTACCTCACAGCAATTGTTCAATCTTACTAAAGGTTTTCATGATTTTGTCAAGGCTATTACTCTAAGTTCTGACCAAATGCATCGTCTTCGTACTGCTGTAGCTGATATTCTGTCTCCATTGGGATTGGTCAGAGATGCTATTTCTTATGTATTCTCGAAACTCATGCCGCATGTCATTCCCTCTTCGGTAAAATCTATAGACCTCTTTATCTCAGCTCTTCAAATTGTTGGTAAAGTAATTCGTACTGTAACAGAGGTTGTTCGTGCGTTTGGAACGGGTATTACTAAAGGTTTTGGAAGCCTTTCACCAATAATTGGTATTATTAAACATATTACTAGTGCCGTTTCTGATTTTGTTTCGCAATTGGCCAAGAGTGCTGGATCATTTGATTTTCTTACCGTACTCGAACATGCTATTTCTACCGCTGGAGAGAAAATTGGTGCCGCATTAGGAACTATTAAGAATGTAGTCACTAAGGCTTTCAGTTGGATAGGGTCTAATGTATCTATCTCTTTGGGTGATGTGTTTAAAGTTGCAGCCGGAGGTGGAGTCCTTGCCATCCTTAAGAAAGTATATGACCTCATTAAGAATGTCGGTGGTATTGTTGATAAAGTCAAAGACCTGTTCACTGGTGGAAAAGAGACTCTAGAAGACGCTAAGAAATCTGCTTCTATATTTAAGACAATTCTCAATGAAGTATCAGATTCATTGAAGGCTTTCACACAAGGTATCAAAGCTGGTACTTTATTGATGATAGCCGGTGCCATTGGTATTCTTGCTTATTCATTAAAAACTATATCTGAGATAGATATTCAAAAGACAGTGACATCGCTTGTCGCTATGGCTGCAATGTTTGGAATGCTATCTAAAGGGCTGAAATCTATTACCGCTATTCTCACAGGATTTAGTGGTAAGGGTCTTATTCAAGCAGGTATTACCCTATTATTGCTTGCAACAGCTATCAATAAACTTGCAGATGCCATGAAGAAGATAGCAGAACTTGATATTCAAGGTATAGCTAAAGGTCTTATAGCTATCAAGGTACTCATTGGTTCACTTGCTAAGTTCTTGACCAGGACCGATCTTGTTGTTTCTTCTCTTAAGTCTGGCGTCATGCTCATTGCCTTGGCAAAGGCTATTCAGATGCTCTCGTCGGCTCTTTCTACTCTTGCTTCTTTGTCGTGGGAAGGAATCGGCAAGGGTCTTTCTGGTGCAATCGGGATGATGATATCCCTTGGTGCTGTACTGAAACTTATGAGTGGTACACGGGTTGGATTAACTACTAGTTTTGCTATGCTTGCCATGGCCTATAGCTTGGTAAAACTTGGCAATGTTATGGTTCAACTTTCAGCTCTTTCTTGGGATGGTATAGAAAAAGGTCTGGTTGGAATCATCGGCGTCATGGGTACGATGGCACTCGTTATGAAAAGTTTGGCGAAGAATAACGGAACACAGTCTCTAGTAGGTTCAATTTCCATGCTTATTCTTGCGCAAACATTGACTAGCATAGGTAAAGCGCTTACACAGGTGTCTATGTTGTCATGGGATAGTATAGAAAAAGGCTTGGCTGGAATTGTTGGTGCTCTTACTACAATGACTTTGGCCATGAAGAGTCTAGCAAAGAATAATGGTTTCTCTAATCTTGCCGGTGCCTTAAGTATGGTCATAATGGCACAAACTCTTAGCAAGATTGGTGATGCGCTACTCGAAGTAGCAAAACTATCTTGGGAAGAAATTGGTAAAGGATTAACCGGAGTTGTAACAACTCTAGGTATTATGAAATCTGTACTGAAGAGTCTTTCTAAAGTTGATGGATTAAATGGATTAGCTGGTGCAGTAAGTATGGTTATTGTTGCATCTACTCTTGAAAAGATTGGTGCCGCATTACAAACCGTTGCTAAGTTATCTTGGGATGAAATTGGACAAGGTCTTGTTGCTTTCGGTGGTGTTATGATCGAAATGACCCTAGTTATGAAACTTCTTGGTAAGGTCTCTGGATTTAAGTCATTATTAGCTTCTGTTGACTTATTTATAGTATCGCAATCGCTTGCTGATATCGGAAGTGCTCTTACTATTGTAGGAAAGATTTCATGGGATAGTATTAAGTCGGGACTTGTCGGTCTTGGTGGCGTACTTGCTGAAATGGGAATTGTCTCTGGTGCGCTTGGAAAGCTCTCGGGTATGAGTGGTCTTCTCGGTGCAGCTTCGATTTTTATTGCTGTTCAATCTCTTGCTCAAATAGCTGATGCTTTGAAAGTTGTAGGTAAACTTTCTTGGGATGAAATTGAAAAAGGTCTTGTTGGTATTGGTGCCGCACTTTTGGAACTTGGTGTTGTATCTGGTGTTCTTGGTTATCTTACTAATGTATTAGGGCTGGTCGGTGCAGCATCTATCTTGCTATCGGTTCAGTCTCTTAGCAAACTTGCAGATGCACTTGGTGATTTCGCTTCCTATTCTTGGGATGATATTAAGAAAGGTCTCACTGCAATGGGTGGGGCACTTGCTGTCATCGCAGGCGGTACATTCCTGAATACTCTTAGTATTATAGGTTCCCTATCCATTGCTAAGGTTGCAGAACCTCTTGGTACACTTGCTGATTCAATTCAGAAGTGGTCTAAAGTTAAAGTTCCGGGTGAACTTAAGAAGTCGCTCTCAGATCTTGCTAGTGGTCTTCGTCACTTCCTCTTCACCGGTTTGGGATCTGATAGTCTTGCAGTTGCAGCACCTGCTGTAGGAAAACTTGCTGATTCTGTGAAGAAATGGGAAGGTGTAAAATTCCCTTCAGGTCTTAAGAAGGGTCTGAATGATCTTGCGGAAGGAATACAACCATTCCTTCTGCAATTCACTTCGGGCATGAACCTAAATAATATTGTAGGACCTATAGGCGACCTTTCTTCCGCTCTTTCCAAGTGGAATGGCGTTAAATTCCCTGCTGGTCTTAAGCAAGGACTATGGGATCTGAAGGATGGCATTGGCGCATTCAGTATGCAATTTACTTCTGGCTTCAATCTCAACAACATTGTTGATCCTATTAGTAAACTTCCTGATGCATTGTCAAAATGGCAGAATGTCAAGATTCCTGATGGACTTAAGGATAAGCTTAAGGGTATCAGTGATGCTATGGGAGCCTTTAACCTTCAATTTACTTCTGGTTTTAACCTAGGTAATATCGTTGGGCCTCTTACTCAACTCCCAGAAGCACTGAAAAAGTGGACCAATATCTCCATTCCCGATGGTTTTAAGCAGACTCTTTACGATGTTAAAGATGGTATTGGTGCTTTTAGTTTACAATTTACATCTGGATGGAACCTTGGTAATATTGTTGGGCCATTGGGTGAACTAGCAGATGCGCTGAAGAAATGGTCTACAGTCACTATCCCTGCCGGTCTTAAACAAGGTCTATGGGACATTAAAAACGGTGTTGCTGCATTCCAAGGTCAGTTCTTTACTGGCGGAAACATTGACTCGATCGTTGGACCACTAGGTTCTTTGGCTGGCGCTATTAAGAAGTGGAATGGTGTTTCTGTACCAGCTAACTTCAAGCAAGGTATGTGGGACATTAAGAATGGTGTTGCTGCATTCCAAGGTCAGTTCCTTACTGGCGGAAACATTGACTCGATCGTTGGACCATTAGGTTCTTTGGCTGGCGCTATTCAGAAGTGGAATGGTGTTTCTGTACCAGCTAACTTCAAGCAAGGTCTGTGGGACATTAAGAATGGAGTCGCTGCATTCCAAGGTCAGTTCCTTACTGGCGGAAACATTGACTCGATCGTTGGACCACTAGGTTCTTTGGCTGGCGCTATTCAGAAGTGGAATGGTGTTTCTGTACCAGCTAACTTCAAACAAGGTCTATGGGACATTAAGAATGGAGTCGCTGCATTCCAAGGTCAGTTCCTTACTGGTGGAAATCTTGACTCGATCGTTGGACCACTAGGTTCTTTGGCTGGCGCTATTCAGAAGTGGAATGGTGTTTCTGTACCAGCTAACTTCAAACAAGGTCTATGGGACATTAAAAACGGTGTCGCTGCATTCCAAGGTCAGTTCCTTACTGGTGGAAATCTTGACTCGATCGTTGGACCACTAGGTTCTTTGGCTGGCGCTATTCAGAAGTGGAATGGTGTTTCTGTACCGAATGGTCTCAAGTCTAGTCTGACAGATATTGCAGGTGGTGTGAAGGAATTTGCTGGTGTAACTTCTGGTGGAGCAATGACTAGCATTGTACAGCCCTTAGCTAGTCTCGCAACTTCTGTCTCGGCATGGTCGGCAATAACTGTTCCGGATTCTTTGCGTTCCGGGCTTACAGCAATAAAGTCTGGTGTAGAAGGTTTCGGAACTCTTGGTGCTGCTGGATCGGCTATATCGACTATTGTATCGCCGCTTAAAAGCTTGGCGACTGCTGTAGCACAATGGGCTAATGTTCAGGGAGTCACTACGATATCGAACGATCTTTCCAGTCTTAAGAATGCTGTTAGTGGATTCGAAGTCGGAAAGAGTTTTGGAGCTTCGGCTACGACTTTGTCTGAAGGTTTGCGTAAAATTGCCAGTAGTCTGGCTGGATTGTCTGGTATTGATACCGCAGGACCTATGGCTAAGCTCAAAACCTTTGTCACAGACTACAATAGTCTTGGTAGTTTGAATACACAGAATATGCCAGCTCTTACTACGATTACAACGACACTAAGAACTGTTATGGCGGGTCTTAGTACTATTGCTTGGTGGTCATTGGATACTGCAAATGCAGGAGTAGAGAAACTCAAAACCTTTGTTTCTACACTAGCGAGTATTGATGGTTCGGTATTGGGGTCCTTTAAGGCCTCTATATCTTCTGCCGGAGATTTAGGAATAAACGCGATGACAATCGCTGTTGGCAATGCTACAGTCAATCTGTCTTCAGTATTTACCAGCCTTATCACTATCCTTAATTCAGTATCAGTTCAATTGAGTATTGCAGCGCAAAACCTGAAGACTTCTATTTCTGTAGGTTTCTCAGGTATGGGTGCCAATATCTTCGTTGAGTTCTCGCTAGCAGCAGCGGCCGTTATGGCTGGCGGAAGTGCTATAGTTGCATCTCTTGGACAGACAGCCGCGATGGTTAATGTCTATTCTGCTATGATTCCCCTGGCAATGGTTATGATGAGTTTCGGTATCACTAGTCAAATGTTTTCTGCACAGGCAGCTGTAGTATCTGGTTCGAGTGGTATACGTAATGCATTCCAAGGTCTACAGATGGTGGTGCTTCAGTTTGCTCTGAGTATACCGCTTGCTCTGCTTCCCATGAATACTGGAATACAATCAGCTCTGGGTAATGCATTGCAGACTATTGCATCCTACAATAGCCAGTATTATGCACATGGCAAGGCTCTTATGGATAACCTTGTTAATGGTGTGCGTACTGGTGGTGGCAATCTCGCTGGAGCTGCTACTCAGCATCTTGCTGGGGCAGTTTCGGAATTGCGAGGATACTATGGAGGATTCTTTGATGCAGGACAGTATGTTGCGGAAGGCTTCGCCAATGGTATTTCAGCAGGTAGTAATGCTGCAATCAGTGCTGCTGCTAGTATGGGTGCTCAAGCCATAGCCGCTGCCAAGGCAGCAACCGACGAACATTCGCCATCGAAGAAAGCCTTCAAAATCGGACACTTTGTTGGCGAAGGCATGGCTAATGGTGAAACCGAATCAATCGGTTTGGTGACAGATGCCGCAACTACCATGGGTGAACAAGCTCTGGGTTCATTGAAAGACGCTATGAAGAACAGCGGAACTTCTATGAGTCCTACTGTTTCTCCGATATATGATATGACCGGATTCAAGAGGGATACTAATTCTATTAGCAGTATGATGGCAAATAGTGGAGTGTCTTTGTTGAAGGGCCATATTTCTATTCCTGATGTCAAGTATGTTGATCCTCGAGTTACAGCTCTAGCCAGTTATCAGAACCAAATGGTTGATACGAATTCTCGAATGATATCTAAATTGGATTCTCTTAATGACAATATGGCTGAGTACCAAAAGGCCATCGAGAATCAGGAACTTGGTGTCTATATGGATGGCGACAAGGTGGCTAGTAAATTGGCAAAGCCCATGAATCAGAAACTCGGAACATTTAGCAGAAGGGGAGAAGTCAGATGAGTTATCCTAATTATCCGGATAATCGGATTATCCTGATAAAAGATGGAACTGAAGTGGATCTGACTGTCCGCTTCCAGCTTATTCTATTGGATGGGTATACGCTTGATCCACCGGAGCCAAAGACTTATTCGGTTGATATCCCCGGTGGTGATGGCAATATTGATCTGACGGAAGCCCTTATGGGTGATACTGCCTACAAGAATCGAAATCAGGAATTCACTATGGTGGTTCCTGATTTGGAGGATGAGCGCACATTCGAAGAGCGAAAGACTGAGGTAAGTAACTATATTCATGGCAGAGCCTTCGATTATAGACTTACCATGGATCCCGGATATATATATCATGGACGGTTTACCATAGAGGAAAACTCTCATGAGGCATATTCATCCGGGATCCTTGGCTCCTTCAAGATAAAAGTGGATGCCGATCCTTATAAATCCAAGGGTAGAATGACTTTCCGTTTGAATGCTACCGGTGGTAAGATGTTCCGACTTCCCTCCGGTCGCAAGAAGGTGCATCCCGTTATCGAATGCACACGTCCATGCAGTGTTCAATTCAATAATAAGGTAACTCGTTTTGGTGGTGGATCCTATAGGCTTAATGATGTGCTGTTCGAAGAAGGCTATAACAATATTTATATAAACAGTTATGAACTGAATAGTGTTGTATGGTCCGAACTTGCAGAAGGAACGACTTTGGCTATGACTTGGGGTGATGCCAAAAATAAACGCTGGGATGATATTCAGCGACTCAACTATGACACACCAAATGCTCCGAGATCATGGAAAGAACTAATGACAACCAAACGCTGGACTGATTTGGCCACAACAAAATGGACGGAAATTGATTTTCGAGTTAATACTGTCCCAGAGACTAGTGTTATATTTCAGTATGATTGGAAGGATCTATAAATGGGAAATCTTGGATTGGATATTATCAACGAGAGTGATTATGTATCTCCGAAGATAATTAATGACAACTTTGCAAAGCTTGATACCCTTGGTGTTGATTATGTAGTTGCACAAGGTACAGCTGGAGAATGGTATTATACAAAGTGGAAGTCCGGTAGGGCAGAATGCACTATCGCTGACCATAACTGTGGTCTTTTGAAGATGAATTGGAAACTTCCGGATGGATCATATCGAAGCCCTGACATTCAGCTTCCGGCATTCCCGTTTAACTTTGTTCAGCATCCGTTTGAGTCATTCACCTTTAATGGTGATAACCAAATGGCATATCGTGGCTCTTATATTTCAACAGTTACGACGGCTTCAACATCTATACCAGCTCGAATATTCATTGTTGATTGGGACAATCACGATATGAATCCTTGGGTCGGATGCTATGTAATAGGTAGGTGGAAGTAACTCATGTACAAGATGCTATATGGCGATAAGATATTGTTCGATGCATACAGCGACGACGAAAGGATTATGGATGCCTCAATGTCACAGCAGTCTGTGAATGTTCCATCATATCTGGACTTCACGATATCAATAAAACATCCGCTGTATAGCATCTTGGCCGAACGCGCTGATACAGTCTATCTGTATTCTAATGATGAAAAGATCTTTGAGGGAGTAATAGACTCCATAACCGAGGACTTCAATCGTTTCCATAAGATATCCTGTGTCAGTGCGCTTGATTTTTTGAGTGATACTCATATTCGACCATATTCCACGGTGTCAGAGAATGGAAGCATTGTAGCTCCGACTGATGGCTCCCAGTATTTTCAGTGGCTTATAGATCAGCATAATGCTCATGTAATGGATTCCCGAAAGGACTTCAAGGTAGGAGTAAATCAGGGATCATATTTTGAGAATTATAGGTTTCGTGATTCAGACTCTACGGCAACGACCTTTGCCGAGTTGAAAAGCGAGATCCTAGATAAGTATGGCGCATATCTGACATTGACCTATGAGAACAAAGGTACCAAGACTCTTAATCTGTATGCCGATGTTCATGATATGAATGACCAGATTATAGATTTTGGAGAGAACCTTACTGATTTCACCAAGGTTGTTGATACAAAAGACCAGTACACCGCGCTGTATCCCAAAGGTGGAGCTCGTGATCGTTTGGAGAATGAACCTTCTGATGTGAAGATTCCTCCGACTACTATATCTTCGCTTCCCGATGGTGTAACGCAGTATAATAGCGACATAGTCAAGTATGGCGATATCATTTATAGTGAATCAGCGAGAGCTCGTTATGGATATCGCGAATATATATGGGACGACTCCAACACTAAAGACGCCGCGACATTGCTACAGCGTGCGGTTCCGGCTCTGCTCAAGCTTATTTCACCGTCTCTAACCATTACCGTTAAAGCAGTGGATCTTTCTCTATATATGTCAGAATATCATCACCTGAATGTCGGTCAGGCAGTTCGTATTCGTTCAAAGCCCCATGGCGTTGACGAATATCTGATGGTCACGGCAGTAGATGTGAACTTGACTGATCCGTCACGTACCGAGTATACTCTTGGAACTTCATACGATACTCTGACTGGACAGCAGTCAGGATATTTGAAGAGTCTTAACAACTCGATCAATTCCGCTATCGACAAGACTGCATCCATAGATGCCAATGTCAAGGACTTGAGTAGTAAAGCAATAGTCAGTACTATTTATGAGTATGCTTCCAGTCTTTCAATGACAGATCCTCCTGAAGATGGCTGGTCTATTACTAGGCCAAGTCTTCTAGCTGGAATGTATATTTGGCAACGAGTCACTACACAGTATGGCGATGGAATAAGCTCTATAAGCGATCCTGTCATGCTGACTGGAAACAGCGCATCTGTAATGCGTATAGACAGTTCCAGAGGACTTGTATTCAAGAACAATGAGATTTCGACCATACTGACAGTTACTGTATTTTATGGTCCAAATATTATAACTGATTCGAATGTTTTGAAGAATGTCTTTGGTTCTGGAGCATATCTTCAATGGTCTTATAAAGGACCGGATGATGAGGATTTTCTTACCATAGCGTTGGATGATTCCAAATTATCAAATTCTGGATTTACATTAACTATTACCCCTAGCGATGTAGATACAAAAACCGTATTTCAATGTAATTTAGAGGGGTGAAAGGGATTAAATCATGGCTCAAATAACAGCAGATCAAGTAACTATTGTCGATGTAACCGATGCCTATAGTGTCATTCTAACGTCAGAGGCGTATGTATTTCCCGGTACTACTACAACGGCCAAGGCTGGAAATACGACGACTACTATCGTGGCTATGCAGGGCGCTAATCCCATTGCCTGCTCGGTAACCTTGTCCGAAATCACACTTCCTACGGGCATCACGGTTACTAAAGATACAAATGCCATCTCTCCGACATTGACATTTACTGCAACCACATCGTTTGTGTCCGCTGCCAATATTGATATTCCAGTTCACATTGGTTCTGATATTATTCTGCATAAGACATTCTCCATTGGAATTGCCTTTACCGGAACCACTGGTAATGCTGGTAAAGGTATTAGCGGAAATAACATTACTTATCAGGCAAGCTCCTCTGGTACGACCACTCCTACAGGAGCTTGGGGTACATCCATACCTTCCGTTTCCGGAGGACAGTATCTGTGGACTCGTACTGTAATCTCGTATACTGATGGCTCCAGTTCGACCGCATATTCCGTAGGCCAAATGGGGGCTAAAGGCGATGCCGGAAATAACGGTAAGGGTATAAGCAATAGTGTTATTACCTATCAGGCCGGAGCATCCGGATCGACCGTTCCGACTGGAACATGGAGTTCAACCATTCCATCGGTTCCTGAGGGACAGTGGCTGTGGACTAGAACGATTCATACGTATACTGATAACACAACGTATACTTCATATTCTGTTGGCCGAAATGGTAATGATGGTGCTGATGCCATAACCATGGCCATCACTAGTTCTAATGGTCTGATATTTAAGAATTCGGCAATTCAGACGGTTCTCACAGCGCATGTATATCGTTCCGGTAGTGAACTTACAGCCGCTCAAATTACGGCTTTGGGAACCATTAAGTGGTATCGCGATGGTGGAACAACTTCAGTCTCTTCTGGAGCGACCCTGACCATTGATTCTGGGGATGTTACGGACAAGGCAACGTATACTGCACAATTGGAGGCTTGATATTTTATGGTAGTAAAGGCACGCGATGATGTCACAGTCGCAACATTAAACGATGTGGCAATGGTATTACCGTATTACATTACTCAGTCGAATACGGCAAGTGCTCCGGCAACACCAACAACGAATCCACCAACTGGAGGCTGGACTAATGCCGAGCCTACATATAATTCATCAAATACTGTATATATATCATTCCTTACGGTATTCAGCGATGGATCATTTGACTGGAGCACTCCATCTAAATCGAGCAACTATGAAGCGGCAAAGGCAGCGTATAATAAAGCCACTAGTGCTTATGATACGGCTAATAATGCACAGACATCTGCTAATCGGGCCATATTTGCAGCTCTTCCCTCTTTGTTAGATACGACTAAACCAAATAGTTGGCTCTGTGCTATATTTCCTGCGGCGAATGGCTCGAGCGTCCAGACGCTCCCATCATATTCGCTGATAGCACCATTAGCAGCTTCATACACGAAGTATCAGGACGATGGTACTGGTGACATTCTCACAAAAGCGGTTAATTACAGTTACGGTTTAATCAGGACTTTAGTATCATTCAGTGCAGATACAACATGGACATTTACGTATTCTCATGATGATGGATCCCGCATCTATGTCGATGGCGTTAATGTCTTCGAGTGTGCCCAATATACTAAGAATGATCCGGTAACCATATCCTTCGCCAAGGGAAATCATATCGTCGATGTAATGTATTCCAACGCTCTTGGTGGAGCTGGTATTTGGGCGTTCTCGGTAGCCTTGTCATCCATAGCCACAACCATGTATGCACCTGCTGGAGCTTCGGTACTGGCTACCGCCTTAGATAAGGCTCAAGCAGCCGCAAAAAACGCACAGACCACTGCTGATGGGAAGAACAAAATATTCCCCGCAAGCAGTGAACCAGAACATAATGGACTTGTGCCTGGTGACCTATGGTTCCAGTTGAACAGTTCGAAGCAGGTCACGGGAATCCAAATGTGGAACGGTAGTGCGTTCGTTGACTACGTTCTCATGGCAAATGAGATTATCGCTGCGAAAACCATTACCGGAGACAAGCTGGACGTGAGTAGCGTGGCTGCTGCAATCGTTACATCAGGACTGTTCCAGACTGCCTCTAGTGGTGCTCGAGTGAAAATGGACAGTTCCGGAATCAAGGGATATGATGCCAATGGCTCGATGACTTTTGAAATAGATGCCACGACCGGTAACGTCGCGATGATCGGAAAATTCTATTCAGGCGACCCGTCTGTTTCACGAGTCATAATCGATAATGACTACAACAACATTGATGACCCGCAGTATGTCGACGTTGACGGGTATGTGGCGTTCGAAAGCCACTCTTCTGACAAGTCCCCATTTATTGGTGGTACGCATGGAACACGGACCGGCACGAAATATACGGGCACAATAGTCACTTCTGGAGTTACTGACTCCAAAACTCCCTCGGGGGCAAGCATTCAACTCGCCTCGTTTGATAACGGTGATGGCAGTAGTGGTACCTTAGCATCGAACATGGACAAGGGGATAATCGGCAAAAATGCTGCAAGAGTCGACGTGCACTCAGGTAAAGATGGGCAGATGGCCTCACTCATGGCTATCGACGGAACAGCCAATGGCAACTATGCCGCCGTGAAGGCCTATGTAAACCCCAATGGTGATTACCGCGTTGATATTGTGGCGAAAGACATCTATCAGGTTGACCCAATTACCGGAGATGCAGCTGAAATATATTCTAACTATTATGATTTAAGGTCGAAGAAAAGATGCGTGTTCAACTGGGAAAACAGTTGGTCCGGCGTATCTAACAGTGGACCCGGTTATCTGGAAGGAACATTCAATTTCAGTATGATACGCGGATGGTATCTTGTCGAAACGTACGTGCGCACCAACGGTGTCGGCAAGGAATACCACCTCGACATGCTCGCCAAGAGGACAGACGGCACGCTCATGGACTCCTGGTCGATGAACTTTCCCATGCCATCGACAGGCATTGGTAACATGGTTTCCTCGCAGATGGTGTATGTGGATGACAGTAGAGTCGATCTTGCCGCGCAACTCTACTCACGCGATTACGGCACTAAACCTGAATTATTCTCCCAAAACGATGGCAAGTGGTCCCTCTTCTATCCGAAGAAGCCATTAGGACGGTATTTCCGCATATTCGCCATGTAACCACCATGAACTACGGATACGAAAAAGTCGAATGGGAACGTCGGACGGTTCGCTAGGCACCATCAGAAAGGAATATTTTGCTAGTTGCACTGCTAAATCTACAAAGGAATAATAATGGCACAATTAGATCTACGCCCGGTACCGGGAACTATGGTGTACGAGCTGTTACGGCTGTGATTCGTATTTGACAACCGTAATGGCGATCTTGAGACCTGGTGTATCCGTCCTTATAATCTCAAGGCCGTGTATAGCACTAAGGACTCCACACATGTGATCTTCACGGATCTCACCACACAACTGGACAAGCAGGTTAACCTATTGGATCTTCCAGGACTTGATTCCATTATCACCTAGAAGTCCAATGATCCGACGAAACCTACTACCACGGATCCTACTCAAGGCAATTAACGTCAAAATCGCAAGGAATTTATTATGGAAAATTGGGAACAGCTACAAGCTGACGAAAACAAGATCATCGGCGTGCATTTCACACCAGGTCGAGGTGGTGCCGAGATCAATAAGGTAATCCTCCACCATAACGGAGGCAACCTCTCGATTCAGGATTGCTTCAATGTCTGGCAGTCTAGAGAGGCTTCGGCACAGTATCAGGTTGATGTCAACGGTCGTATTGGTCAACTGGTCAATGACTGGGATACGTCTTGGAACTCGGGCGATTGGGATGCCAATACGACTTCCATCGCCATTGAACATGCCGATGTGTCAAACAGTCCTTGGCGTATTTCTGATGCGACACTTGAAAATGGTGCACATCTGACTGCCGCTATCTGCAAGTACTATGGCCTCGGCCGTCCGACATGGATGGTTAATGTCTTCCCACATAGTCATTTCACGTCTACGGCATGCCCGGCATCTATTGAGGGTAGTCAGCGGGACCAGTATATGGCCCGTGCACAGGCGTGGTATGATGCTATGCAGAGTGGCAAGGCTCCGGAAGTAGCAACGCCGAGTGCGCCTGCGCCTGCACCAGTGGCTAAGCCCGCAGGACCAGTGACGACGGCTACTGTTCGCTATGCCTTGCGAGACCTCAATGGGCCTTGGAATAACGAAGTTACGAACTTCGGTGGTGGCGAAGATGGCTTTGCTGGAACGCCAAATGGTCAGCATGACCTGTTCTATGCGAAGGTAGATCATGGTTCGCTCAAATATCGTGCTCATATTCTCGGAGGTGACTGGGAGGATTGGGTCACTAAGGGTGATAGGAACGATACTGTAAACGGTTGTGCCGGTATCCCCGGACGAGCTATTGATGGTGTTCAGCTGTATTATACTACACCTAATGGTGAGGGATTCCAGCAAGCATATTACCGTTCGCAGACGACTGCTCGTTCCGGATGGCTCGATGTAGCATGTGATGATGGTAATTCCGTTGATGGTTTCGATGATTTTGCTGGAATGCTTGGCGAACCAATGGATCGTCTTCAGATCAAGATCGCACCATCTAATCCTTTTTAATCGGAAAGATGGGTAATGAATTTTCCAGATTTACCAGAGAGTATTCCGTGGTGGGCCGATGTTATCATCGTCGTATTGGTTTCGGTAACTATTATTGTTACAGGTCTCATGACATTGATGGTCAAACGTACCGGAGATGATATTGAGTCCAATAAGAAGAAACTACAAGAATATCAAGAGCTTTTTGATAAAGCTGCACTTGAACATGAGACCTTTAGATCCATGGAGAAAGAAATTAAAGAACTACTGGAAAAATCCATTACAGCCGTCGATAGTATTCGGCTAGCTGATTGGCGTGCCGAACTATTTCTCGATCCTAGAAGCCGTGAACATCATGAGCATCTACTTGATGTTGGTGATCAATATATCAAGGCTGGTGGAAACGGAAGTGGCCGCGTGCGCCTTAATCAGCTCACCGAAAACTATGGACATCGATTGGAAAATAATGACTGGGACTATCGTCCTGAAGTAGTTCACGTAGTAAAGAAAGAAGAAAAGGAGAAGTAGATGACTGTTATTCAAGCAGCGGCAGCTGTTATTTCCGCTGTACTTATTCCATTTTTGGTTCAAGCTATTAAGACAAAGGCCATGAGTGGCAATACAGCACGTATCGTCAGCATTATTGTTAGTGTTGTAGCAGGTATTATCAGTGGCTTTATTGGAGGTATTCCCGAATCTCCGGGAGATGCAGTCACTGTTGTATTTGCCGTGATTGGTGGCGTACAAACATTTTATGCAGCATTCCGGGCAGTTGGGATTACTGATAAGTGGTTGGATTCGCTTCTCAATATCGGACGGGTAGACACACCTACCAAGCCTGAGGTACCAGCAGAATGACGTATAAACCACAACATACTAAGAATAGACTATCGTTTGGTACAGATTGGGTTTTTGTATGCCTAGTCGGTCTTGATACATTCCTGATGACACTCGTTATCTGTCTACTATTATTTATATGGTAGTAGCAATTGAAAGGAACACCCTATGATTGATATCCGGTTCGCTATTGGCATGTTGATAGGTGTATGTATATTCATTGCTATCATACAGATGCTTATGGAACGACATCGTCGTCGAAAGACGTATGGTGTCATGGAGATAAAGAAGA